ATATCTAGGTTTAAATCAAGATTTAAAAGTATCTTGCAAAGATGAAAAGACTGTTTCAAATATAATGAGAGAAAAGCAACTTAAAATTAGTGCAGAAGTATTTAATTATTTGCAACAGTATTTAAAGAATAACATTATTGCAGCTATTATTGAAAATAAAGAAATTGTAAATGATCCTTTTATTGAAAAAGAAATCAACTCAATTCAACAAGATATTGATCAATCTTTTGTTTCTGAATATGAAATTGCTGCACAAAATATTCTTGATTATTTAAGACAATCAAGAAACATCGATTTAAAACGTAAAATGGCAGAATTACTTACAGATTTACTTGTTACAGGTACTTGTTACTATAGAGTAAAACCTACAGAAAGTAATTCAAATGTCAATATTGAAATTTTAAATCCTGTTAATACATTTATAGAACGTAATCCAAATTCTCCTTATCTTGCAGATTCTAAGAGAGTTGTTATTAGAAAATGAATGTCAAGAGAGGATATCTTAAATACATTCAGATCAGAATTAACTACAGAAGCAGCTAAGAAAATTAGAGATATGCAACAAACTGCAGATTCAACATCTCCTACTTATTTGGTTAGATATGTTGGTAAACCTGCTGAGCCTAATTTACGAGCTGATAATTTACATACAGGTATTCTTGCAGGACTTGAAGCACATCCAGGATGGCCTGGAGATTATGATTCAATAGAACCTATAAAGAATCATCTTATTCCTGTATATGAAGTTGAATGAATTGAAGCAGATTATAAAACTGGAGAATTAACAAGACATGAAGGAGTAAAAATTGGTTCAGAAGTATATATTACTCGTGGAGAATCAAAGTATATTGTAAGAAGTGCAGATTGTCCTAGTAGATGTAGATTATCTGTTAACGGAATGTTTTTCTTAGATAAAAATGGAGATCCATATTCATTAATAGCACATACTATGGACCTACAGGATTAAATTATATGAGTCCTGTATAAACCCCGTGAATTGCTGGAAAACCTTAAATTGAATAATAGTAAATTTAAGACAATCAGCAGCTAAGCTTAGATAGAAATATCTTTGAAAGTTCAACGACTATCCGAAAGGAGTACACTTAAGTAAGTGGAAGTGCGGGGACAAGTTTAATTTAAAATTAATTATAAGTAGTTATGAAATATAATGAAACAGAATTTATTTGAATTAATTTTAAATCAAATTTGTATGATATAGTCTAATCTGCATGGTGACATGCAGCAGTCAAAAAGACGGATATAGATTAACGACCTATATCGAATAAACAATGAAATATGATTTACTTATATATTTTAGAGATAATCTTATTGCTTCTTCAGGAGGAGTTGGAGATTGGATGGATGTTTCTTTTATTCCTTCGTTTTTAGGTGAAAAATTAACAGATCGAGTTAAAGCTTGACAAGCATATAAAAAGAATGGCTTAGCATTAATAAATAGTAAGGAGGAAGGTAATGAAGGTATGCCTAATACTATTTTTAATGGATTTGATGATACAGTTAAAGCTCAAGCTATTCAAGGTATTCAATTAGCTATTCAAGCTGTAGAACAACAAGCTTCTTCAATTACAGGAGTGTTACCTGAGAGGTTAGCTCAATATGAACAGAGAGATGCTGTATCTAATGTTCAACTTGGAGTTAAAATGTCAGGTTTATTAACTAAGCAATATTTTGAAACTATGGATATAATTTATAAAGAAGCTAATTATGATATGCTTAATTTAGCTAAATTGGTATATCCAAATGGTATTACTGGTACTATTGTATTAGGTAATAAATATTCAAGAATATTTACAGCACTTCCTGAACATTATACACTTACAGATTTTGATTTACATATTGAGGATAGTTCTAAGTCTTTTAAAGATATGGAAACTGTAAAGGCTCTTAATATTGAATTAATTAAAGCTGGAATGTCAGATCCTGATATGGCAGTAAGTATTGCAACTGCTAATAGTATGTCCGAACTTAAACGTTATGTAGCTAAAGCTACTGCCGTTAAGAAGGAAGAAAATAATAGTGTTTCTCAATTGCAGCAACAACTTCAGCAATATGAACAAAATCTGCAACAGTTACAGAAACAAAATGAACAATTACAAAGAGAATTAGGTCAATCACAAAATCAACTTGAACAAAATAGTCAAGCTAGACTACAACTTGAAGCTGAAAAGGTAGCTATTGAAAGAGAAAAAGTTAAAAATGATAAGGATTATAACGATAAACTTATTGAAACAAAACAGCAACAAGTTCAAATTCAAGCTGCAGAAACAGTTGATACTAATCCTTATAATGATAAAATAAAACAAGTTGTATAATATGAATAAAAAAATAAATATTGATGTAATTGTTAGATCTGATTGTAAATTAATTGCTGTAGATAATAGTGATTATTTAGGTGTAGATTTAAGTCAGTATATAATGTTAGAATTTCTATCTTATAATACTGACGAAAATTTGCTTCCAGAATCAGTAAAAATAAGAAAGGAATTACATAATCGGGGACACTATTTAAGTAGATTTGCATCTGAATTTACATTAAATGTTGACGGAACTTATTATTATTATAAATTAGTAGTTCCACAATTAATGCATTTTCAAGACG